CTGGAAATATGCATCTGCTAGTGCATTATGCAAATCACTTTGCATTGCTTTACGTGGATCTGTTTTTGCTAATGCAAACAGTGTACGGCTGTCACGCACTTGCCAAAACTGCCACGGAATAGGTTTTGCATAGTGACGCAACATATCTTCAATAATAGTAATATCAAATCCGTATCCGTGTCCCCAAAGTACATCAACACCTACCATCCATTTGGGCAAGTGATCTAAAAACTCTTTTGGGTGCGTTCTACCATCTTCGCTGAATGCTTCTTCTTGTACCTTGGGATCCTGTTGTCCCCACCAAGCAATGGTGCTGTCATTTACCTTGCGATTGCTTTGTGCATCCAAGTCCAGTTTGAAGTAAAACTCACTGTGTGGTTCTGCATCTAAAAACGGATCAAATTTCACACCACCTACTGTAAGCACTGATGCACTTGGGGTTACGTCTAGTGTTTCTAGATCGATCATTGCATGGATAGCCAAAAGAAAACTCCTTGTTAAGTTATACACAAACATAGCATACAGTTAACAAGGAGTCAAGAAGTTTTTATTCGCGATTGCCTAGTAAATGCAGCAACATTTGGAATAGGTTTATAAAATTTAGATAAAGGCTAATAGCAAACTGGATGCCATAGCGTGGATCTGCACCGTGTGCAAGATAGATGTTTTTAGCATTTTGTGTGTCCCAAGCAGTTAAGCCTGTAAAGATTACAACACCAATAATACTGATAGCAAACATCATAGCCGAACTTGCTAGGAAAATATTTACTATACTAGCAATGACGATTCCAATCAAGCCTACAATAAGGAAACTACTCATACTAGTCAGATCACGTTTCGTGCTATATCCGTAAAGGCTTGCGCTTGCGAATGTAGCTGCGGTGATAAAAAATACCTGAGCTATGCTAAGGGCTGTATAAACAGCAAAGATAGACGCCAAACTCACACCCATTACTGCTACAAAGGCATAATAGAATGTTTGTAAGGTGCTATAACTCCAATTTTGTCCTGCAAAACTGTAATAAAAGATCATACCTAATGGAGCAAAAACAAATAGCCACATTAGAGGACCCATTGCATACATTAGTCCACTTGCGTATGTAATATATGCTACTAAACCACTGACAGCTAAACCTGCTGCTGTGTGGTTATACATATTAAGCATAAACTGACGAAGACCGTCATCGTATGTTGCACCTGTCATAGTTCTAGTATTCATATCAATCTCCTATAAAACTAGCGAGTTGTGGTGGTTTCCAACCTTCCGGCTTGAGCACCTTGCCATCTTCCCGTTTGCGTACTTTGCCTGTTTCTGGATTGATCTTAGCAAAGTTAGTATCCATTACTTCTTTCCAAGCACCTTCCCCGTCCCAACCTGCGGCACGTATAGCACCCATAGTAACAACAAGGATATCTACTAGTGCATCTAGTTGTTCTACCTTGTCATTGTCTAGAATGGCTTCTTCTAGTTCGTCTGTTTCTTCTCGAATTAGATCAAGATACATTTTGTAGTTTGCTTCAGATGGCTCTTGATCACACGCTGAGCCAAAGCGTTCAATATCTTCAAATGGGTTTGTCATATATACCTCTATACGTTTACAAATGATGATGGATCAATAGTAGCAGTCTCGCCATCGCTGTATTCTGCACCGATAACAGCATCATTGGGTTTAGTTTTGCTCCACCCTAAAATGCTTTCTGCTTCTACCATTCTTAATAATATATCGTTTACTTCAACACCTCGTGTCCAACGTCCGTGTTCTACAAGTATCCAATCTCCTACATCATATTCGTCTGTGTTGTTTGGACCTTTAGCGTGTACTTTACCCCAACGAGGATAAATTCCACGTGTTTTGCCGTCATCGTCGTTGATTATTAATCCACCTTTGGTTTTTTGCTCGCCAAAATACATATCACTAACAATAACTCGATTGCCAATTGGACTCAGTGTTCCACTAACTTTTGGAGTAATTTTAAATCCTCCACCCATACCGTCTGTGCTCATTATTCACCTTTCTTAATAAAGTTTCCGTCTTCGTCTTCTTCCCACTGTGTTTGTGAGGATTGCTTTCTTTGAACAGGTTTAGGTTGTGTTTTAATTGGAGTAGGCTTTGGAGGAACAATTTCTTCATCAAATTCAGCAAGTTCTTTTTGTTCTTGAGTAGTGATTTGACTTTCTGTAGATCTAGTTGGAATTTCGTCTGCTACTGGTCTATTTCCGTCATAGTACTCTTTAACAACTTCTTCTCTTTTGCGAATAATCTTGCCGCCTGGACCTAGTTCGTCTCCTCTTGCATTTACTTTTGCATTACCTACAGCAGGAGTTAGTTCGTTACGTTTAATTAGTTTATCAATATCTACAATTTTTCCTTGCATAGATCTGTAAACTTTTTTTGCTTTTGGTTTCATAGCCATAGGCTTCTCCTAATATGTAATAATATTTATTATCTTAAAAATTCACGCCAGTCTAAATTGTATTTAATACTGTTAATACGATGCACACCAATTAAATACAGCACATAACTTGCTACACTTGATCCACGTCCTACACCCCAAACAATATCATTCTCACGCATAAAGTCTACAAGATAAACCATATAGCGTAGTAAGTCTGTCATACCACGATCTAAAAACGCTTTCCATTCTTCAGTAACCCGTCTCCATTCATCGGTATGTCTAAGTTCATCATTTGGTTCTACTTGTAAGTTCTCTGCAAGTTTTGCAAATAGATAAACTGTAATATCTAAGTTCTTGTATTCATCAGGCATAAACCATTCACTTTGACATACACCGTCAAAAGTCTTTTGATCTACATCTAGCGGAATATATTTTTGTAGTTTGTCAAAGCCTTGCGCTTCCATAGCGGCATTGAAACGGTCTACGTCATCACTCGGATCACATAAAACCACGTGACACTTATCAGAATTGCCACTATAAATCATATTGATCAAATCGCGATTACTAAATCGTGGGATACCTAAATCATCTGTTTTCATAAGCATACTTGTATATTATGATACATTTATTAAATTGTCAAGATCATTATTATCTTGACTTTGTTTCTTCTTATTAGCGTTTCTCTGCTCAATTTCTAAGTTGTATGTATCAATTAACAATGTTATTTGTTCTTGAACATAAGGGTTTGCAGTAGAAAAATAATTACGTTGTAAACTGACAACCTTTTCTTGTAATTGGCTATCTGTAAATTCGCTTAAATCGTCTATAAGTGGATGCATTATACTGTTGTTACAAACTGTCCTAAATACTGCATAAAGACAGTAGAGCCATTATTATATGTCCAAGCACGAATTGCAATACTTTGATCAGCACTTGCAGGAACATTAATAGTTCTGTTTGTCCACGCTCCGCTGTTGTCTGTTAAAATATCAGCTGCTCCAGGACTTGCAAAAGTAACACCTTGTGTACCACTACCGTTACCAGAAAAATGCACAACCATTTCTGCAAAATTGTCTATTTCTGGCCAATCGTCAAAACTTACTGTAATGGCATTGTTTATATTTGTTAATCTAAAATAATGTGCAGTATTAAAACTCAGTGTCAGTGCAGTTTCGCCTAATACATTAGATACTGCTGTTTCTTTTGATGACGAAAGTAAATTAACATTACTGATTGTATTGTTATTAAACGTTGTTGTCTCATTGGTTTTAGCAGTATTATCTTGCAAATTTGTTATTTCTGTATTTGCAGTTGCTAAACCTGTTTTGATGATATTGAAATTATCACGAAAGCCTTGAGTGTCATTGTCTACACCTGCTACCGGATACGTGTCATCTATAGTTGTTGATATAATATTACTTGCCATAAATCTTTTCCTCAATGTATTTATGATTATAAATTCTTTGTAAATTTGTTTTGATCACCTTACACTCCATTATTGTAAGTATGTCTAGGAAACGCAATGTATGTTTCTTGATTTTGATCAGCAGTTTTATCTACAATGTATCTGTCAATTTCATAGTTAATTTTTGAAAAATTAAAATTAGCATTTTCGATATTTTCTTTAACTATTTGAGATCCACCCGGTACAGTGTAACATAAAGGTAGTGCCGTTACATAATCTATTTCTGATAAACTTCCGTCTTGTGCAGTTCTCATCCACAAAGGCAAAAATTCTCTTTCACTTGCACCTATCTGCTTCAACCTTTTTCTCATGGTGCCAATATTGCTTATATATCTATATTGATCTTTGGTCTGACTTGTTAACACAGCAGTTTGGTCTACTGTAATAACATCGCCTTTTGGTCTAAATCTAAAAGGATCGCCGCTGTTGTCTACTGTCAAACTAGTCGCACGTATTGTTATTGTTCCATTACGTGATATAATGGATATTGCACCATTTGATGGTACAGTAACACTACCGGAACGTGTTTCAATTTCTATGCCATTAGCTTCTGGTATTTTAATTGCATCACCTGATCTAGTGCTTACACTGATAAATCCTTTACCCTGATTTCTTGCAGTATCATCGTCACCTGTTTCCAATTTGACTTGGTTAACCTTGAGATTTGTACCTGTGCGTATTTTTGATCTTAATTGTGTGTCGCCTTTAGCAGGCTTTCCAGGATCAACAATATCTACATAAACTACTTCATATATGACTTCATTTGTTCCAGGTTGTTTTGCAACTGCTGTTTTCAACTCGCCAAAAGCAAATCTTTTTTTACTGTGATTTTGTCTAACTGCTGCTGCAAAATTTGCAAGATTTTTTTGTTCTATTCCTGCATATGCTAATGTTCTAAGATTTTTTTGAACACCAAAATTATTATCATAAGGACGATAAATTAAATTTGGTATAAAGATGGTGTAATCATTTATAAAATCGTTGAACAATTCTTTTTGTGAATTTATCAAAAACGGTTGCATATAAACATTACTATATAATTTATTATCTGTATCAGTTACTGTGATTGTAAAAGTTCTTGATAATGCACTGTATCCAAATCTATCTCTTGCAAGAACTTTGAATTCAAAACTTCTATCAAAACTAGTAGTAGATCCGTCAAACGTGGTTGTTCTGTCATCAATTGTAGTTAAGCCTGGATTGTCTGCTGTACCAAACTGCTGCACAGTACCAACAATTTCACCATTTCTTTTGAGTTCTAAACCTGTGGGCAATTTACCTGATAATAAATCATAACGTAAATTAGCTCCTTCTAATGTTGTTTCTGCTTGTACTTTTAAATAACTTATTCTATTTGCACCTAAACTTGGTAATATTTCAGGTGTTAGCCATTTTATTGTGCTATCAACATTGCCTAAAACTTTAATGGTAAATGTTTTACTAGTTGATGTAAATTCAGTCTGTGATTGTGTAAGACGTTTTTTAATATTTTTATCTTTAATTGCACCTAACGCAAATTGTGTATCTTTAAAAACATTCACTGTCCAAGCATCTGTAAATGTGATTTTTATTGTGTCGTCGTCTACTATACTATTCACAGGCGAGCTGTCTTCAGTATCAAAAACACTTTCTAAAAGATTCCTATTGTTGCTTAAACTGGTTTGTGGAATATTTACTGCTATAGAACTTAAATCACTTGTATCGACAATAATTAAATCTTGATCAATTCCTGTCACCTGTGAAAGTGCTCTTTTAACTGAAGTCTGTATTGCTTCACCTGGTATAATTTCGATGCCAGATGATAAATGATTTACACCAAGACTTTGTCCGCTTTCACCTACAAATCTATAGTTGTTGACAAAATTAATTTCTTGCACTGTGTTATCTGTACTGCTATATCTAATATTTCTTGATACCCATTTTTGTATATCTGATTCTGTCAAGTTGTTTCTATATGCAATTACAACAGTATCGCCTATTTGTATATTTTGACTAACAGTTAGCGGTTTGTAGTTTGGCGATGGTAAAAGTGGATAAGCAAATTCTAATATATCGTAATCTGTGTTATCTTCATTTATGTCATCGATTATATAATCGTTATTTTCAATAGTCACAGCAGTGTCTATAAGTGCTTCTACATCGTCTACACCGTCTGATAAATCTCTTGAAATTTTCTTTACTTTAAGATTAGTTGCTCCTGCTAAAGTGTCTTCTAAAATATTTGTGTTTACTTCAAATACTTCTTGATCTGCTTCGCTGCGTGTTGCTTCAATTGTAAATTTATAATCTTTTTCAACTGCCGGTTGATACGGAACAATACCTGCTAGTTCTCCAGTTTGACTATCAAACTCTAATCCTTCTGGAATAACACTAGGAGTTCCATCATCGTTATAATCTCTTAATTCATAGTTGATATTGCCTAGCAGATAATTTGGATCATAAACATCAATAAAAATTGTTTGATAATTATCTGCTCTAATACTTCCTAAGTTTCCTCTTGTAAGCCATATAGGTTTACGTAAGTATGTAACATCAGCAGTAAATAATCCTGTAGCAGATTTCATGATAGTATTATCTGCTCTTAAAAAATCATCACTTACAACATATATACTAAAACGTCTTTTACTTTCGCTAACATCATCTGCAACTGTAACAATAAATTCATATTCACGATTTAGTTTTCTTGGATTTCTACTTGGTAAACCAAATCCATAAAACTGTGTATCAAATGTAAAACTATCATATCCTTCAGTATCTGTAACACCTTGCTGTTGACGAGTACTATCACCATAAGGATCGTAATTGTCCGAATCTAATGCAAGTATAGGATCTACAATACCAGAGATTTTGCCATTGGTATCCAGTGTTAAGCCTGGAGGTAATTCACCGTCGCCGTCGGCAATGTAAAATTTCAAAGTATCGCCTGCTGTTAAATCAGAATCTATTGCTTCTAAATCAAAATCAATTTTACTGTTGTCCAAAACAAAAAATGCATTAGAAGCACGTTCAGGCGGAAGATTACTTGCTGTATAAGGTAGATCGGCCCATTGTAATTCGTCTCTATCCCAAAACTTAAAAATTAATTTTGTATCGTTGTCGAAATATTGAATCCATATATCTTTATCTTCGGGATCAATAGGAGCAGTTTTTGATAGTTTGTATAATTTTGGTTTCCAAAATTCACTATTTACATCATAATTTGCTAGTGAAAGTTTTAAACCATTGTTGTCAGGATTAATATTAAACCAGAAATCTACATTAAGTGGGTTTGGTCTAGTTTCACTTACTTCTAATTTAGTATCATTTCCGTATACACTGCGCAATTGATCTTGATTTAATAATTTCCATATTCCGGCATTTTTAAAATAAAAAACATTATTTAAAGTATCAAAAAGATAATTACCATCCTGGCCTAAATTATTAGAAGGTACTCCTTCATTGGTTAATATTGATTGTTTAGTATAACTGCTAGATCCTATACTGGTATAAATTCCATATTCGGTATTTGTTAAATCAAACCAAAAGCTTTCTGTAAAAGTTGATCCGATATTTAAATCGCCTTCGGGTGTTTGCCAAATAGGTGCATCTTCGCCTTCTATAGTAATTTCAAACGTTTTATCTGCAATACTATTGTTGGCATCTTTGGCTCTAATTACAAATGAAAATTTTGTTAATCTTGATACTTCAAACGGTGCACCAGTAATTGTATAGCCATCTAATCTCAAACCTTTGGGTAATTCGCCTGCTATTACATTTAAAGTTGGATTTTCGGCAACATCAATCGGCAAGTCGATTGAGATTTGTGTTTTTTCAACAAATCTGCCTAAATCATAAGGCGATTCCACTGTCCACATATTCATTCCTTACGTTACTATCAAGCCTTCATCCAATGTTACATCTACTGGATCTGCAATTGTGCCAAAATCAACATCAATTGTTGCATTCAAATAATCAATAATACTTGTTATAGTGTTATCAAAAGATCCAAAATCTAATGTTGCTATTGCTGCTACATCAGATAGATTAATTCCATTAATTGTACCTGCATTAACAATATTATTTTGTTGCATATTTAAAGTAGCACTCACAGCAGGCGAACTCTCTCTAACAAGTTGGCTGTCCACTGAAACTGTTTTTGTTGAATTATTGACTGTGACTACTGCACCTGTATTTGTTGCACCTTGAAAAATAATAGGTTCGCTTACATTACTGGTAATTGTATTAGTGCCATCTGTGAATACCAGTGTAGCTTGTGTGCTTTTTAAGAAAAGCGTATCGCCATCGTCACTTACTCTAAATTCTACAGTACCGGGTGCTAACGGATCTGGTTGCAATGCTCTAAAATTTAATGTGTTGCCTGTTTTTTCTTTAAAAACTGTAAAGCCGCCAATGCCAACATTAGCACCCTCTACATTTGCTGCTCGTAAATCTAGATCGTCAAAATTTTGATTAACTTTAATAAAAGCTTCACGTAAATCGTCACCTGTGCCATCATTGGCAAGATTGCCCACATTAATTACTTGGATTGCCATCTGTTCTCTCCGTCTTTTTTATATTTATCAGATAAAGAACATTAAGTTTATTGACCAACAACTACCCATGATGTTCCGTTGTAAATATTAAGTTGGTTTGTACTAGTGTTCAAAATCAACTCACCTGCTCTAGCAGAAGGAATATTGTTACGTTCTGTTGTTGTAAAGAAAGGAATCTGTAATCCTCTTTCACCATTCGCACAAGGCATTTGCAACCATCCTGAATTTCCTTGTCCATCGGCGTTCGCAGAATAAACTTCCATATAGTCATTGGTTACGTGCATATCACCTGTTTGTGGTGAGCTAGGACGAGTAGCATCAGGTATTACTCTCAAATAATTATCAACTGTAACTCTATTTCCGTCACCTGCGTTTACAGATATATTTCCAGCATTTTTAACTTCTGGTGTATTTATTCTTACAGTAGTGCTCATTTCATTAGATGATACTGTGCCGTTTAGCGCATTTATATCGCCATTTGTTGCAGTAAAATTACCGTTTGTTGAAACAAAGTTACCGTTTGTGCTGCTTAGTCCTGTAACAATGCTTAGGTTAGTAACTTCAGCATTTGTAAATGTACTGTTGGTTGCACCGTTGGCATTGACTGCTCCAAATGTTGCACTTTGAGTAGTTAGTGCTCCTGCTGTCAACACTGCATCAAGGTCTACATTTAAAAGAACATTTGCCAGCGTAGTAAATTGTGTGTTTGTGTTATCAAAAGTAAATACACCGGTGCTGCTATTGTAAACAATTGGATCACCAGCACTTAAACTATTTCTTGTAATATAGCCTTGATTGTTTACATCTGTCAATGTGATGAAATTGCTGTCATTTACAAGTTGACTGGTAGATGTAGGAACCAATGCTGGTGTAAAAGTAAATTCACCTGTTGTGTTGTCATATGATAAACTGCCATTGCCAGATGCAGGATTTGTTATAATACTGAAAGCTGTAAGGTCAACTCCGCCCCCGCCGCCTGTGTCATCAACACCTTGCCAACTAAATCCATCCCATTTTAGAATTTTCTCAGTTACAGAACCGTCAGATGGATAATCTGCAAAGACATCAGGAATGTCAGCTAGTCTATCAATTCCACTTATAATTGGTTTGTTTTGAATAAAACTTGGATCGTTTGGATTGGTTTCATTCCAATCAGATTTAACTTGAATACTGCTAAGTGCAGCACCATTTACTGTATAATTGTCTGCATCTACTGTTCCGGTAAAATCAGCACTATCTGCTGTGATAGCAGCTGAAAATGCAGCTGATGTACCACTTATAGCCGCTGTACTTGTTATACCTACTGTTGTAAGTGCTCCACTTAAAGTAATAGTGTCTGCAGATAAGTTACTACTTAAAGTTAAATTATTTAAATTTGCAAGTCCGCTGCCGGTCATATCTAAAAAATCACCTTGCGGCATTTCTTTGATATTTGAATCTTCTGCGTCTACTACTAGTGGAAATCTATTTGCCATTCTCTAAATCCTGTTCTTTTTAATATTTATGTTAAAGCTGCAATCCTAGTTTGGAAGTCAGCAAAATCTGCACTTGCTGCAACCACGCTTTGAAGTGTTGCTAAACTTACATAGCCTGGAATTTCACCATTTACAGCATCAACAAGCAATGTACTATCGTCAGCAAATACACTACCCTTTATGTCAGTTGTTAAATTGCCATCTTCTAGTGCTGCTATATCTGCATATAATTCTGTGAAGTTTTCATTGATTTTAATCATTGCTGCACGGAGAGGATCACCCCCTCCGCTGTTTGCGCTTGTGCCTACATTAATAGTTTTTTGTGCCATTATACTCTCCCTACCACAACTTCTACTACGCCGCGGTCATCTGTGTCTTTAGTACCAACTGCTTTACCAATCACTTGTCCTACGCCTGGGGAGTTATTTACTATTGCAAAGCCTGGTACAGCACTTGTAACCAGCATATCGCCTTTTTTGACTTTGCCTATTACTTTACAAGGCACTCTACCTTGTAGTGCTAGTCCTACAACATTATCACCTTGTAATGCACTGTTCATTAAGTGTGCTGGATTGGTTGTTACAACACCTGCAACACTTGTTTGTCCTTTAGCAGTGCATACAGTAACTTCTGCATCACCGCCAAATACAAGCACTGTACCCGGTTCGTAGTCTGCATCACCTAAATAGTTCTCTGCTAAGTCGGCATACAGTGCTTCTGTAGCTTGTCCATTAAAAGTTGTAGCCCATACAGTATTATATCTATTAGTATTACTACCAATACTTACTCCGTTGTCTGCACCACTGTTAGCAGGACCCGTGATATTACCAGTATGGTTTATAGTACCTATACCTGATAAATTAGTAATACTGCCACCTAAACTTACAGCGGTGCTTCCAATTGTAATGCTACTATTAGCAAGTTCTGTATTGCTAATTTCTCCATTGCCTAGTGTAACAGTTTTGCCGCTTAAATCTAATGTATTTGCTAATTCTGCACCGCTAACACCTTGGGCTTTGATCCCAACCCAGCCATTTGATACTTCAAAGTTTGCACTATCAAAACTTGCAAGTCCGCTTGCTGCTTGTATAGTAGCTGGTGTTGCGCCTGGCGCATCACCTGGATCTGTTGCACTTGCAGTTGCCAAAGTCATATCTAGTTTGCTTTGATCTATACCTGCATCTGTGGCTATATCCGAATTGATAATAACACCAGTTGAGATACTTGCAGTCAATTCATTTGCTGCTGTTCTTGTAAATGCAATATCACCTATGACATCATGGTTTTCACTCTGTTGTGCTGTGCCTGTAAAGGCCAACAATTGTGCTTCGATTGTGCCGCCTGTACCTGTAATAGTAACATCACCTATGTCGTTTAGTTCGTCTGTTAAAGAATCAACATAAGATTTATTTGCACCGTCACTACCAGTAATAGGATTTGCAACATTGGTAATTCTGTTGCTGCCCATATTCAATACATCATTCATAGGTGTTTCTGAGAATCCTGCACCACCCAATGACATATAACCTGGTCCTATTACAGGAGTTACAGGTTGTCCATCTCTATCAAGTCCTAGTCTTGCATCGATGTAACCTTCAACTGCTGTTTGTGTTGGTACTGCATCGCCCTTTGCATCTGTAAAGGTATCGTCTGCACTAAATTCATTAACACGTACACCTCGTTTGAAACCAATACCGTCAATGTTTGTAAGGACCAGTGCAGCGTTGAATGTAACACTACCAGTACCCTGGTCAACTGTAAAGAATCTACCAACAC